AAAACACAACCAAAAATAAACACCACTTTTTCATTTCCACTCCTTCGTTTGAGAATTTCTTTCAATCTTCTCGAGAGGATTCGGGAGAACGTAAATTGTGTTCAGTTTTTGGGCACTCTTCTAAAGAAGGCGGGTCAATGACCAGTTCGCCTTCATAGTTCATTTCCAAAGTGGCCCCGCAATTCAAACAAAATGCGCCGGGGAAACCTGACCAATTATGTGTCATTCAATAGTCCTCCGGTCCGTCAGTGCGATCAACATAGGCGTCATCGTGAATGTGCTTCGTCAGCTCAACACAACGGGCCTTCAGCCGATCAATTTCTGCGCGGTATTGTCTTCGAGTCATTGCAAGTTCACTTTGAATCATGGAAAGAATTCGCTGGGCCAAGTCGTGGCCGGGAGATTCGTTGGAGCGGCGAGTGTGAAGCGAAGACTCTGGAGTCTTCCCATCAAACTTCAAAGTGGGCCACGCTTTCTGCCATTCGTCGATCATGGCGAGGGTTCTTTCCAGGGAACTCACTTCACATGCCTCCAGATTTCGCGCACCACAACCCTTCGAATGGTTGATTTTGCCACTCCATGCTCGACGGCAAGAATTGGAATGTCGGAAGGTTTTTGGAATGCGGCCCGAATCGCGCGAACACGCGCCTCGGTCAGTTTCGCTTTCCCGTTTCTTTCTCCTGAATTGAGGCTGGCTTTTATCATTGCATCTTTTCCCTTCTCCTATAAATCCCACTGAACAAAGACACGCGGCTCGCCCGACCTTCGAGAGAGCCGCGCACTTCTTATTTGATCTTGTCGCAAAGTTCGGCCTTGGAGTGCAGCTCTCCGGAAGGCATGCAAATGCCTTTTCCTTTGGGGTCTCCCTTGGGACACGACTTGTGGTTGGAACCATCAGCCTGCAAATAGGGGCAAGCGTGAAACTCTTCGCGCTTCACGACTTCGTCGGGCTTGTCGCCAACGATTCCGCCGAGCCAAGAACAAGCGCCGAGACCAAAGAGCAATCCAATCATTAAAAATGTTTTCATTTTTCCTAACCTTTCTTCTGGGGAACTATTTCCCCTCTTCACTCTTCGAGGTAGTTAGGTTTTTAATAAGTTTGGTGAGGTACCATTCGGCTTTCCGAAGATCTTCGATTCCATTTTTATATTTGTGACGACAAAGATATTTCACGACGTTGCCTTCAAAGAAATCTAGCTTTTGGTCAGCGATGAAATCCGAAACTTCAATTTTTCCCATGTTGTAGTGAGGTGGTCGGTTCACCATGTCGAACTTCGGAGCCAGACGAACTCCTTGGCTGATTTCTTCTGGAGTGAGAGCCGGTTGACGGTCCTTCTCTGGATCAAAGGGAACCACGCCGCCGTCTTTGAATATTCCACCCTTCAAAAGCTCCTCTACATCAATATTTGTAGGCACGAATTTATGTTTCTTCGGTTCCATTTTTTCCTTCTTCACAATTTTCTTTCCGACGATCCAAGTTCGGTGGGTCATGACCCACTGACCTCGTGTCCAGGACATCCGTCTTGATAGCTAAATCCGTCACACTCCTCCGAGAAGGGGAGAACTCTTTTTCCTTCACGCAAGTAGTGGCGGAACTGGCTTTTAACTTGTTCAACTGTAATTTTGTTGTCTCTGGCCACGGCTTTCCATTGGTCAAGACTCCAGTTGTTCAAAGCGCCTTGGATGTCTTGGCAAAAATGAATTTTTCGACTCATTCTTCAATTCCTCAGCACTTTTCTCGCCTGCGCAATTGCATTATTCAGCTCGCTCATGCGCTCATGACTTCCGCCATTGTCCGGGTGGGCACTTCGAGCCAAAGATCGGTAATTCGATTCGGCCGCGGATAGTGGTGAGTCTCGGCGAACCTGCAAAACATCCCACCATTCTTTTGTGATTGCTTCAGGAGCCGGCAAAGCGGCGAACCCAGTGAACGCCCTTTCGAGAACTTCAGAGGCTCCCCATCTCTCGAGGCCGCGAATCGCCGCCACGCTCAAACGAATTGCCTGAATGTTGTCCTCGACCTTTTGCCAGCGGTCGCAGGCCAAAACATATTGTTTCTTTTTCCCATAGGGGCCCTTCATGAAATACACGGCTGCGCCTGGGTCTTTGGGCTGCGACATTCCAGCGTAGGGAAGACCGTCGCGGCGGAGCGGAATGTTCGTCGAAAGAATTACCTTTTCCGCTCGCATGAGCGATAATTCATGCAGCAGTTCGTCTCTTGCTTTTGTGAGCGACGTTTCAAATCTCGCACGGTCTCGATAAATGTTGTCCGAGATTTTCTTCCATCCCGTGGGCCAACAAAGCGGGTATGCCTCGGCGATTTCTTTGCTCATTTTAAGTTTGCCCTCATGACTCCGAAAACTTCTGCTGGCCATGCCATTGAGTGAACAAAGTCTCTGGAGGTAAAAATCCAGAGAATCCAAAAAAAGAAAAGCCAAGTTCCAATCACGCTGCCTATAAGATTTTTCATTTCTATTTTCCTTCTGATTTTTTCATGTCTGTAGTGAAACCCGGCCTTAGGATGTGGGCCTCGATGTCGAACCCAGCAGACAACGTCAGATTCACGCGAGCAAATTCGCCCGTAGTGACCTCAAATGAAAGTGCCACGACTCCCAACAAAGGTTTTTCGTCTAAGAAAACCTCGATGTTTTTCCCGATCAACGGGGCCTCGCCCTGCTTGTGCTTGATTGTAATTTTGTGATGATTGCTCATTCTAATTCTCGTAATCAATTCGGATTTTTGTTTTGGACATTTCTGTAATTTTTGGCGGACACATTCTGCACTCTTCAAGAAAAGACCGAAAGTGTGGCCAAGAGTTGAGTTCTTCCATTTTTTTTCTGACAGGCATTTCTCGGGAAATTCGAATTTGACGTTCCAAGTTCACCAACGCATGCGTCGTCGACCAAACGAGTTGCTTTAAAGGCTGCGGCCAAGTCGACACACTTTCCCGTCCCGCATATCTCCAACCAAACAAGCAGTCGTTACATGCGAAACGATGCCCCTTCGATGCCACTCGAATGTCCTCTCGACTCATGATGTGCAGGCAGTACCTACAGTTTAGGGCTCTTGTCGTCGGTAAGAAGAACTTTCTCTTCAATGGCCTTTGATAAAGCTTTTCCATGGTGTACCTCTACTTTTGCAGATTCAATGATTTGAGCAGCTAGTTTTGCGACCGCCTGTGCTCTCTGGGGACTGGACTTTCCGTCTTGGAGTTGTTCGATTTCATCAAACAAATATTCCCGGAGGCTCCAAACTGAACGACCTACCTTTGCGACCAATTTTTCGCTCATTATCCAGCCCTTCTTTTTTCATAGTTGTCTCTCTCTTCTCGCAGCGAAATGTATCCGCGGCGTCGGCCTTCACTCGAGAACGGAAAGAAGAATTTCACGTCGGAAGTTCCGTGCTTTTGCCCTTTGGCTTTCAGGTATTGGGCTTTCCCATTTGCGCAGCTCGAGCAGGCAAATGCCGAGAGTCCGCCCTCTGGCTCAAGCCGCATCATCGTCACGCCAAACCCGTCACACTCGTTGCAGATTCCAAAACTGATTTTTCCCGTTGAAGGGTCGGTCAGTGTCGAATTGATTTCGAGAAACTGAGCGAACGATGGAAAGTAATCTAGAGTTTCAAAGGCCTTCTGCATAACTCGCCTCACTCTCTCCGGGCTCAACCGTTTCGAATGGATTTCCGACTTCAGGCTGCTCAAATATTCCCCTTTCGGAGCCGATCTGAACCGTTCCGCCGCCTGCAACAAGATGTCGTGGATCTGACTTTCCTCTGATGGCATCATGGGCTTTTATCTCCGCGCTTCGTTCAAGTTTTGTGAGGTGGGCTCTTTCGGTCGCTCTTCCAAGCGCCATTTTTTCCAAAATCTGGGGGGCCCGTGAGACCCATGCGTCGAGCTGTACGTACTTCGACACAAGGATTCCGAAAGTGTGGCCACACTTCGTCACCCAAGGGTCGTTCCAGTGAGGGTACAGGGCGCAATACTCCAATGCCTTTTCAAGCGGAATGGATTTCAACCATTGAGTCGCTTTGCCATATTCGGGCGCTCCCCAACCTGGATACTCTTTGCCGAAAGTTGACTTGTAGGAATTCAAGAATGCTTCTCGAACTCGAGCTACAGAACTTGGCGGAGAATCCTTTTTCGGTTTGGGTTTGGCCTTCGGCTTCAAGGGCAACACCGGGAAGAGAGTCATCTCTGCTTCGGCGAACTTTGGATCTTTTTGAAGTTCGGTCGCGTAATCGGCGAACGAAGAAACTGAACCCGGGGTCGCAGGCCCAAGGTCTTCAGACCTTGCCTGCAAACCGTTCGTCTCGTTCGTTACGTTACGTTCGTCCCGTTCGTTCGTTCGTAGTGTGTCGTCAACGTCACGCTCGCGTGTCGCATGCGTGACGTATGCGTTACGTGAACATTTTATAACATCAATTTCATTAAGTTTTCTCAGTCCACTTTGGACAACTTCTAAACTGAATTTGCCCACGATTTTTGCGTGTTCTAAAAAAAGCGTGATTTTTCCAGTTTGTTCCTTCGAACCTTGGCTTAAAATGTAAATCCAGAGGCAAATTTCGGCGTGTGAAAAGCTGATGAACTTGGGACTTCCAAAGAGATCATTCTCCAATCGGAGCCAGCTTGTGGACTTCAGATCTTTCCGCGGATTGTATTTGTCCCAGTTCAGAATCTCGATCTCAATGCGTTCAGGTCGCGACATTCCCCGTTACCCCTTCGATGCGCTCGCCCCCGCGAACTTGGCCGTTGATGTTTCGGATTTCGAAAACTTTAAATTGAACGACCCAGACCCAAGGATTCTGGGCCCAAGAATTGTCGCCATAGAGGTCAGCCCAAAGAAACTGGAAGCGGTTCAGTTCGCAGGTGCAGCCGGGAATCTCGGTCGGACAGGTTCCCATGCCCTCAGCCAGGCAATCCTCTTTGGTCATGTCTTGAAGACGTTCGAGGCGAACGTCGGTGATCTCAAGAAAAAGTCTGCATCGCGCTCGAGGCATATGAATCGAAGGCCTGATTCGTCGGTGGCCTTGAGGAATTTCTGGGATTCCGTCAGCCAGATAGCCCCATTCATGGCTGCTCCAAAGTTTATACTCATCATCTTCGGGGTGTGATTGAGACCACGAGCCTCGCTCCCATGTCGTCTCTCGAACCCAAAACCGATCGCCGGATTTTCCGAACGCGCAGTCGATGAACCCTTGTTTTGCAGCCGAAAGAAGAGCCAATGTTTTGAGTGATTCGACATCGTTGGCCTCGCGTGGATAATTGTCGCAATACCAATTTTCTCCGCCGACTCCATTTTGGTCCCATGTGTGAACGTGCTTCTCGGGCCAGATAGTGGCCCAACCTGAAGTCAGCGCGCCGGGACCGTCGGGCGGAGAAGGGCTCCATTGGTGCTTGAAGATTCTCCGAGTCTGAGTTTTCTCTCCATTCAAAATGGCGCGGACCATTCCACCGCAGAAAAGAATCGGTCGCTCTCTCATTTGGAGGGCCCCAACACTTCTTTGAGTTCTTCAGTGACATCTCTCCAGCGCCCAGGAGTCGGTGGCTTGAAGCCCAACAACAAATATCCGAACTGGGTTTTTTCCAGATCCTCGTTTCGCCAAACTTTGGGCTTGGGATCTTTTTCGGGCTCAATTTCCCAATCGTCAGCCAGGACGCTCTCAATTGTGAGGCTGCATTCAATTGCTTCCCTCGAGAACCATTCCGAATCGCCCGACTGTTTTAGGCGACGACCAGACCTTAGTGCTTCAATGAGATTCACTTCGCCCCCAATTTTAGAGAGACAAATTTTCCGGGTTCTTTGAAGTCTTCACTGTGTTCGAAATGAAAGAGATGGGCTCCTTGGTTCTCGACCTCGCATTGAACGACGGCTTGCCTGATACCGAAACCGGCGTCTCGGAGAATTTCGGGAAGAGTGTTCAGCCAAGCCAAAACTTCGTCGGGGTTTTCATAACTTCTAAGGTCTCCCCAAATTGAAAAGTGGCCACGAGAAAGGGAATTACCTCTCTGGGTATTTTCGAACCTCCAAAAAAGAGAACCTTCGGATCCACAAGGGACGTCACACAAGTCCCATTCGCTTTGGGGCGAATCGAAGTCGCATGTTCGCCCCAAGGAAGGGATTCCTTTTGGAAAAATAGAATCGACTCGAATCATGCCGGCAACGTGCGTCCAGATGCTCATAGAGACCCCACCATCAGCGCCATCTTGACCGCCTCACCGGTTGTTTTTGGATGAAGGCCGCCGCATTTATGCCACGCCCAAGCTGCCATTTCGTGTTTCATCGAAACTGAGAATCTGAAAAACATGGGCTCGATCGGTCTTCCGTTGTGGAAGAAAGGATTCGAAAAAGAGAAGTTCGGAGGAAAAAAGATGACGTCTCTTTTCTTATTCAGAAGCGCGTGGGAAAATTGAAGATGCGTTCGATTGAGACCCGGATCTCTGGGTTTTTTCGTTTGTTCCGAATCTGCGCCGAGACAATTTATCTCCGCTAGGGAGGATTTCGCCTGATTTGTCTTAGTTGGGAAGGGCCAAAATTGGCTAAGTGTTTGAGATAATGGAGCCCAGGAAGGGAATCGGACCCTCGACCTCTTCCTTACCAAGGATGAAAGAATACAAACAATTCTCTTAAATCCCAAATACATAATTTCGCGGTGGGCCGAATTGCGCCGATTGCTCGCCTTCAAGCAGCCCCCCGTTCTTTTCTGGAATAGTAGCTCTTCTTCAGCCCAACTCTGGTACACGTTCGGCATTTTCGAGCTCCATTAGGAGCTACATATAAGTTTTCCCCAGAAAGAGGGTGTCCTTTGACACAGTGGGTTTTCCGGAACTTCTGCTGATGAAATCTGCCCTTCTTAGCGCAGTCTTGCATGTTGTCTTTGGGGGTTCCCGCAAATAAATGATCGGGCCGGATGCAGCCTGGGTTGTCGCAAGAATGACAGACAACCAACTCTTTTGGAATGGGACCAAACAACGCTTGGAAAACGAATCTGTGTGCAAACTGACTGCGATAATCATGACAGATTTTACCGTAACCGTTTTTGTTCTTGTGGCCTTGAAATATCCAGCACGAATTGGTTTTCGTGGCCCTACCGAGCAGAATTCCCATATATTCTTGGGCACTGCGAATTTTTGAATTGTAGCCCATTAGATCGCTGCCTCGATGTCCATTAGCTCCGCCACTGCCTTCGTTTGGTTCCCGTCGACGTGCATGTAGTGTTTTTCGAAAGTTTCGAGCGATGTTCCCGCAAATTTGCACACGAGCATCAATGAAAGCTTCCCAGAATTGACGCGCAGGCCCGCTTCGGTCAGGAAAGTGTGGCGGAGGCAGTAGAGATTGTTCGGCGCTGGAATGTTCAACCGCTCGCACATGTTTGCCCATGATTTGTTCGTCGACTTCAAAGGCATCTCTCTGCCACTAGACTTGGTGCTCTGGAAAACAAACTTGGACTTCGTTTTGTCTTGGGCCAGCAGCCACTCGCGAACCGCTTGGTTCATGACGACCGTTCGGCCCACCCTTGTTTTTGTATGTTCATCGAGAAGCTTGATGGTGTTCTGAGTGAAGTCCACTCGATCCCACGTCAGGTTCAGTGGCTCGCCCGGGCGAAACCCCATTTTGTACATCATCAATATTAGGCCCTTGAAGTTGGGATTTGCGGCGGCGTACAGCTTTTGGATTTCCTCGGCCGTGAACACGCGCTTGTCGGCTTTCTGATACTTCGGAACCGCGAGCTCTGGAATCTTTTGGATATGCCCTTCTTTTTGGAGCCGGGTCAGCATGAAGACCAAAGCGAGTCGCGCCGGCACGAGTTGATGGCCGCGGTGTCTTTGTTCAAAATAGGTTTTGTATTCTTCCCAAGCCGTGTCGGTGATCTGCCTCATTGAGTAGTGCTCAAAAAACGGCATCAGTTGTTTGATTGCGGAGACGGCTTTGTCGCTTGTGGATTTGGTTTTTTTGGCCTGGAGCGGAAGATAAACTTCGCGAGCATAGCGATGGAAGGGAATGTCTTTCTGAGAATAATCGATTCCTCGAAGACTGTTCAGAAGTTCTTTCTTCGCAAAGACTGCGGCGTTGAAAGTCCTAACCCCAAGCGACCGCTTAATTTCTTGGTCGCCCCGACGGACGGTTCCCCGAAAATAATAAATGCCCGTTCGGGTATCGATCTTTATCTCGCGGTCTTTGGTTGATTTGAGTGCCATTATCCAGCTCTTAGCATCCCACATTTTCGGTTGAGCAAACGCACAAATTCAGACTTGGAACAAAAAGTGGTTTTGCCGATGACTGGAAAAACAGGATAGTCTTGGGGACGCTTTTTCGATTGCTTGACCCACGACTTGACCGTCTCGAGTTCGATTTTGAAGATCTCGGCCAGGGTTTCGATTGTCACCAAGTCACCTTCGTTCAGGTCTTGGACAGTAATCAGCTTCACACTCACACGGCCTCCAGATAATTTTTGCCTTGGAACTCGCTGCCCGATTCTGCGAGATTTGGGAGGTCACAGTCCGGGCAGCTTTTGGCTTTATGGGAAGAGGTGCGAACAATGCGCACGTCGGAGACTTGAATGGATTTTCCGCAGTGAGTGCAGAAGAGAGGAAATTTGGAGAGGTTCCTTTGATCGAAGAAGGCCACCACTTTGGCGAGATCGTCAAAGTCAAAAGGTCGATGAAGAATTGCGTCTTTGTTCGTTTGGTCTTCGCTGTGAGTGATTTCCCAGCAGGCAGCGAAGCGATCTGAATTGTAATGCGGAATTGTGTCGAGGTTGACGATTACGAGGTCGCCCTTCACGGGAGTCACATTGTCTGGATGAGATCTCAGGAAAGCAGCGAAGCCCGCCCCTTCAAGCGCAGATAGCATTTCAACGCCGAGCAAATCATTTGCATCGACAACCCAAACCCTCATTTCCTACCTCCGTGTATCGATCCCAATTCAACCAAGCCCCCGCCCAGTTGACTTAATGCGTTAACTACTTTAGGCTGCTTTGGCTTTGCGACCTTTCTCAGACAGAATGGTTTGCACGGCCCGTTTGATTTTATCTTCGGTTTTTTTACTCCAACGGGCCCCGCGGAGACCGCTAGAAAGCGTGGAGAAGCTGATGTCAGCCACACCGGCCAAATACTCGGGACTGACCCCGGGATTTTTTTTAAGCCAAGTCAAAACTTCGTGGTTGTTCATGCCCCTTGTGTATCCTTTCACAGTTCCTTATGTCAAATTAAATCATTACAACTTAACTCAACTTGGGCCATTGATATGACAACTTTGTCCCAAGTATTTAAAAATACTTTGAATTCAATTTTGACAGACCGCGGCCTTATTCACTCGAAGGTCGCCGAGAAGAGCGGGTTTTCGAGACAAAACTTCAGTGCAATTTTAAGGGGGAATGGAAACGTATCGCTCGAGACCCTTGAAAAAATCAGTGCGGCGCTTGAGGTTCGACCTTCGGCCCTGATCGATCCTAGCCTTCTTCCTCGTGCTGGCAGCTCGAATTCTCGAGAGAAGTTACGAGCCGCAGTGGAGTTTTTGTCTGAGGCGCAGGTCGCTTTCTTTTACGACCTCGTAAAGGGGCAGCTAAAGGTTCCACAAGATTCAAAAACTGAGACTTCATCTTCTCAACGTCCTCCAGCTCGGCCTCGTAAAGTTCGGTAGCTATCTCTGTCAGAAGAACCATTGCCTGAAGAAACTTTTCCCGGTGTATCATCCTTGCCTCCAACCACCCATCATTTTCCTTTCAAACTTCATGCCTTTTTATGTAATCGGCATTTAAATATTTTTTATTTAAATAAATTCCACGCCTTGTGTTTTCATTCAAAATTAATTCAAGTTCGGAGAGATTGCGGGCGATAATGGTGACATGAAAAAAACAATCGCAACCACTGTTCTGATTCTTAGTTCATGTGCTTCAAGCCAAACAAAAGCGCCAACTTGCCAAACTGGGAACGCTCCCCAGGATAAAATTTGTAGAGCAGAAGTAGCGTGTGGAAAATACAAATCCAATTCCGGAATGCTGGACTTTATTACCGCCGGAACGAATGGCACCAAGGCCCATCGCGAAAAGTGCATCGATCGCCACATCGCTGCCGACAGCGAGAAATAGGCATCATGCAAACTTTATTCGGGGCCATTGAAAAGTCGGTCGGGGGAACAAAAGAGACTCTCTACTTCGATCCAGAAGAGGTCGCCGCCATCCGAAGCACTGGAAGCAATTCAGTTGAAGTCATTTTAAAGTCCGGAGTGAAGCTGGAAATTTTGGAAAAGCTTGAGGCCGTGAAAGAGCAGCTCTGGGGAAAATCCGCTGAAGAGATCGACGAAGAGTAGTTCAAAAAAATTGCCGGGGGGCCGTCAACCCCCGGCAATTTCTTAGACCCTACCTACCGGGGCACCTCGGGCAGAAAACAAAAATTCCGCCGCCGGCTTTCCAAATGGTTTTGCCATTCTTCACAATATAGGGCGTAAAAACTAAGGGCCGCCCACACGCGGGGCACGATCGGGACTGTCTCTTTGTTGCCATTGAGACGCTCGCTTTCCGAAGCCATCGTGGCTTCTTTGACGTGCCTTGACGAGGGCGAGCGAACCCCCTAAGATGACGGCATCTCTCGCTGGAGATCTCGGCCCTCATCAAGGCTGACTTGAAGCCTGACTAAGTTGACGCTTAGTCAGGTTTTTTTATTGGCCTGAATTCATTTCAAACCAACTCTTCATTTAATAATTTGTTCGTGAGAAGTCCTACACGCAGATACGCGTGCAGGATCTCCCCTCAATCCTTCCTTCACCATACCCTACATGGTCACATATGGCAAAGCCGCGTCCTGGATACTGTAACAATTTCAACACATTAAGCCTGGTCCCGTAACTGGGCAGAAACTGGCCAGGTACTACCCACTCTCTGCCCACGATCGCCCTTTTTCGCTTCTTAAATCATTTTTTAAGTGGTAGTGCGTCATAAAAATGGAAGAAAAAGAGAGCGCAATTGACGAAGCTTCCGAGGACAAGGTTCTTAAGTTGACCCTGCCTCCGGGCTTCTTTGCGCGATTGAAAGCTGAAGCTGACAAAATGGGAGTTCAGCCCCAAAGCCTCGCCAAGACATGGCTATATGAGGCCCTAAAACTCAAGACTCAGAACGACCCAAAACCCTAGCCATTGAGCAAAGGAACCCCTCCCCGCGAACTCTTTTTCGTTGCATGGTGATACCAATTTTGGTATCATTGATTCATGAGCAAAACCGACAAACTGAAAGCGAAGCTGGCAAACGGGAGCATCAATGCCCGGGAGCTGAGAACGCTTTTGGCGAAAGAGGGAGCGACACTCATCAGAACAAAGGGTTCCCATGAACAATGGGCGAGAAACGGAAAGCTGATGACTCTGGCCACTCACGACGACAACTTGAAACCGTATCAGATCAAAGAGGCAAAGGAGTTTCTCAATGGCTAAGACAAAACAAAAAAAGGGGCCCATCCCCTATATTCTCAACATCGCATGGAGCGAAGAGGACCAAGCTTATATCGCCCGCTTTCCCGAGCTGCCCGGCTGCGTGACCCACGGGGCAACCCAGGAACTCGCATTGAAGCATGCGGCCGAAGCACTCGAAGGGTATCTTGAAGCGGCCAAAGAAACTGGAGTTCACGTTCCCGAACCGATCGCACTTCAGAAATTCTCGGGAGTCTTCTCGGCCCGCGTGGGGCCCGAGACTCACAAGAAACTGGCCCTTGAGGCTGCGCAGCTCAACACGTCCATCACTGAACTCGTGAAAACAAAACTCTCTGCCTAGGCAGAAAGAAAGGATCCGCCATGAAAACGCTTTTTACGGCCCTTCTGGTTTTGGCGACCCTCACTCAATGCGCATCGAGCAATTACCGGTACCGAGCCAAGGGCTGCACCGATTGTCCGGCCGCCGGCTGCCCATCGGGACACTAGCTTCCAAAATTTTCTCTTTGCCCGACAATTGAGGGTGGCAAAAGATGACCCCATTGTTCTCGATCCAAGAAAAGTTTTGAAGGTTGAACTTGTCACGAGCCTCATTGGCACATTCTACACCCGCGGCCCCAACTGGGAGGCCACTCCGGAAACCAAAGAAAAGGTTTTGCGGCTGGCCTTCGAGATGGTCGACAAGATCATGGCCCAGGCTGGCCTTTAAAATTCCAGATCGTTTGAGAGTTCGTTGTCGAGCGAAAGGCAATAGGTGCCTTTGTCGAGCAGGTATTGGTATTTCTCTTTGACGTTGATGAACGAAATCAGTTTGATTTCTTTTTTGAACCACCCGGTCTTCACAACGGTCTGCTGGCAGAGGCCGTCCAGCTCTTTGCAAATTCGATAGAGGGGCCCGTCTCCCACCCTGCAAACAAATCGAGCGGCATGAAGTCTGAGCCTTTGTTCGTCCACTGAAAGATCAAAGTCCACGACGTCGCGTTCAACGCATTTTTCGTCTTGCCATTTGGTGCAGCGGAGCGAGGTGAGACCCTGGTAGCCCGGGCGAGGCCTGAGCTCCCAAGAAACGAGCTCTTTTCGCTGATAGATTTCCTTTGAGGATGAACACCCAACAAAAAAGGGGATGAGAAAGAAAAAAAGAATTCTCATTTGTCCTTTGCCATGAGGGCGACATCTCTTTCGAAAGCTGCCTTCACGATTCGCATTTTGTTTTTGATGTCGGCGATTGCGAAGTCGTCCATGTCATCATAGGGCTTTTTCATTTCGGTCTGGAGAGCCCTTTCAAGTTCCAAGAATTCGTCGGCATGTTTGCGCAGAAGTTTCACCTGCGCCATGTCGAGCAGTTTCCCGAGGGTGTCCACGACACCGGTTAAGAGGGCTCCCCATCCGAAGTCCACGGTTAGGCTCGCAGTCCGGAAACGATCTTGAAGCCGCCGAGTGCAATTTGCACAACGCCTTCGACGATGAGTTTCACTTTTTCAGAGTTCTCGACTTCGCCGGCTTTCGCTGCGACTTTGGCGAGTAGCGCCACGGCCTCAGCGGAGTCCATGTCTTTCGCTTCAGGAATGACCTGAACGAGCAGAGGAGCAACCGACGAAAGCTGAGGGATGAGCGGAAAGAAAAACCCCGTGTCGTTCCAGTCAAACTTTCCATCGGCTCCGGCTTTCTTCACCTGAATGACAATGTTGCCAAGCAGGTCAACCAGTGCGTCGATTGCGGGCGTTCCTTCAATTTTTTGTGCTTCCATTTCCATGTTTTTCTCCTTTTGTTCGAGTCACAATGACCCGATTTGTTTTGGTTTCACTTTTGCGTAGGGAGGTAGCGGCGCTCCCTCCGGCCAAAAGAATCTGATGTTTTTGGCAATCTTCTTTCCGCCCGAGATTCGGTACATGGTCCAATTTGTGTAACAGACCATGTCCGATTGATTGCCTCCGAGGATCGTGGCCACGTCGCGGACAATCTTCCAAGAGCTGAAAAAGGAAACGTGGCCATGGCCGTCTCCATAGCTTTCAACGAAGCCGCAGCCGTAACAGGGCTCCTCGAGTTCAATGCCGACACGGAACCACGAGATTGCGGCTGCACTGTTCGTTCTTTTGAGTCCGTGCTTTTTCATGACCCAGTTGAAGAACGCAGAGCACCAAGCCGTAGAATCCGTCAGTTGGTACTTGATTGCCAAAACGCAGGTCTTCAGGAACTCGACAATCTTGGCGTTCGCCGCCTTGCCCGGAATTTCCTTTGTTCCAATGAGGGCTTTGATTGAAGGCATCCAGTAGGCCCATTCGTCCGGAGTCTTTTCTGCGGGGGGGAGCATGGGGGCCTTGGGTTCGATGGTGCCTTTTTTGAAAATGCTCATAGGGAGCCTCTCTTGGTCAAAACCAAATAGTCGTCCTTAGGTTTCTTAAGGAACTGTTTCATGAGTTGATGGAAATAGACTTGCGCCATGGCGGTGGTTTGAGAATGTAGAATCGCGGCAAACCACGTCATACCCTGCATTCGAAGAACCAAGACGCCAAGAATGAGGGTCATGACGCTGATTGCGAGAACCTTGTAAAATCCCGATATTCGCTCGATGAAGCCGCGTAGAATCAAGTTGAGTGCCTGGACCACTGCAGCGAGCAGTCCAAGGGTTTTGATTCCGCCGAGGCCCTTTACGGAGGCCATGATTGAATCAAGAGAAAGGGAGCCCCTTCCGGCCCAGATAAAAAAAATGCCAAACGACAAAATCCCAATCGACCCGATAGAACAAATCAAAATCAAGAAAACTCGCTTCATCTGAAGGAGTCATCGAGGGTTAAGAGGAATGCGTAATTTATCCTTTGTTGCCAACCGTGTTGGTCAACATGCCCTCGATCTTCCCAACCTTGGCGCTCAAGTCAGAAAGCCGCTCAAGAATCTGGAACTCAACCTTCGACTGTCTCTCGGAGAGCTGCTTGTTGGCGGTCTCCAGTTTGTTCACTTCCTCTTTGACCTGAATCATGGCGATGTCGTGATTTTTTTCGATCTTGTCGTTCGCGGCCTTCAGGTCCTTGTCAAATTTCTCTTTGGTGTTTTTCAGGTCTGAAATGACACCACTTAAGGCGGAGTCTCTCTTCACCGCGATGATGATCGTCGCAATGATTTGGAGAATGACCGCCCAGACCAGGGCCGCTGGAATATTTTCCAAGAAAGATTTTTCCATTCGTCACCCCGTCTTAATCATGCCAGCGGTCAAAATGTAGGGACTGATTGCGCTTGTTGAGCGGTTCAGTTTCATCCTTGTGGAAATTCTCGCTCCGCTTTCGCCTGTTTGGTTGTACTCCGACCTGATGACCGAGGGCTTGAAGCCAAACCACTGAGGAACTCCAGCACTGTAAAGCGCATTCACATCTGATTGCGACAACTGGGCTCCGTCGCGCCAAAGGATACAGTCAGCAAGTCTAGCGCCGCTAGAGAGGGCAGTATCAAGCGATGAGTCCAGAGAGCTAGAGCCACGCGCTCCGAAGTACATCGCAATAGTGGAAACTGCTGCACCAAAACTTCCGGGCGTTGTGGTTGCGAGCGAACCGTTGACATAAAGATTCATGACTACGGAAGACCTAATTTGCATACAAATGTGGTGCCATGATGCCGTTGCTAGCGTGATGCCATTTGTAACCGTTGCCCCGTTTGAATTGTACAGGTTGACCTGGTTTGATGTGATGTTCAAAACCCAGCCATTCGAGACGTTGTCGAACACCGAAGCAATGCATCCCGAGTTTCCGGTGATGTGGTAGTACCAGATGGACAACTGGATCAACTCATCGTTACCGCTGAGAACCGGCGCGGTTGCTGCGGCAGTTCGCAGAATGTTTGAAGTGTTCATTCCGCTGACCGCAAACTTGCCCGACTTGAAAGCATCAGCCGTGTTGATGCTGCCAGAGGGGTTAACCAAAGTTCTTCCGTTCCCACTTTGGTCCATGAGCGCCAAAACCGAAGTGGGCCCGCCCATCCACCAATGCCCATATACGCTGCTGGGGTTCGGATAGGGGCGACTGCCAATGAGCTGAACTCCGTTGGGAGTGGCGTCCAAAGTCGATGCACCGAAAGATTCATTGGCCGAAGCTGCTGCAACCGCGTGATGAACCGTCAAGTGAGATTTCACAACGTAGTCACCAACTGCCATGCCACTAGTGCTAGCGACCGTGAGGGTGGTTACGCTCGAAAGGTAGCTCGAGTTCGCAGTGAGTGCCTTGGTCTCGAGCAACGCGAACGTCGCCTCTCCCAGACTCTTTGTCGTGGTAAAGCAATGGAGCGAGTCGCCCGACAACAAATTCAAATGGTGGTCTTCGGTATCAGAGACCTTGAAGACGGTTCCACTTGTAATTTCCGTGACTCTGTAAATTTGAGGGGTGTACATGTCGCAAAAAAGTCCGTAATTCGCGCTGAGCGATTCACGCAGATTTTTGGAAAGTCTCATTTCCTGCTCGATTGCAATTGTTCCGGACGAAAGAGCCGAGTCAAAACCAATCAGGCCAGCCGGCGACCACGCGAGAGTCGATCTCGCGAATCTTGCCGTGGCCGCTCCAGCGATGCCGGCGGTGTAGCTCTGAGCGACGGAAGATGCCAAAGTGACCTGACCGTCAACGCGGGTGTTTGTTGAGTCGAGAACAAAGTCTCTTTTGTTTGAAGTGTCGTAGCCGGTGAATTCGAAATATTTGGGATTCCAGTCGCCAACGTCTCCATGGGAGAACCAAGCGCCGCCAAATTTGATTCCAGTGTAGGTCTGACCTGCTGAACTCGTGGTCACGCCAAAGCGCACATATCTCGCGAGCTGACTTGTGGTCCAAACGGTCCCACCCGTCGTGGACGCAGCGGTGTTTACCAGATCAACAAACATCAGGTTGTAGCCCGTCGCCAATGCGCTTCCAGCGTAGTTTGTCGTCAGGTTCCAACGAGAGAAATCTGTTACTGCTGCCCCGGCAATGTGGACATAAATCGAGCTGAGGTTGGTGACGGAAGGCATGTCGACCCAAAAATAGAGTCGGTAGTTCGCGCCAACGTTCAGGGTCTGAGCGGCGAGAGATTGGGTGATGTACGCATCGACAGCGGAGCCATCTTTGTTGAACGAGAAATGGTTCGCGCCTACCTTGGTGCTTCCGGCCGTGGCCGCCAAAGTCGTGCCCGCGCCGCCCGCGGCCCAGTTGGTGATTGAATCGTAGTCGGTGTCAGAGTTTACAGTGACCGGGTTCCAAACGATTTTGGCTGAGGCCCCGCCCGAGGTGTAGTTCTCAATCAAATACCCCAGGAAATCTTTGTGCGGGGGTCTTTCTAGGCCGTTCGCTCGGAGCGCATTGTCGAGAGGTCGGGTCACAAAACCCATAGCGGCCAGTTCATTCTTCGTTTGCAAAAGTTCTACTGCGCTGGCGGTGCCTCCAGAGCTGGAGCCCCCACCGCTCGCAACCAACCAACGCCCAGAGCCCGTGGTGGGTTGGATGATTGTCGTTCCATCTTCGGTTGCCGAAGATGCGGAATCAAAGCGCCACAGGTTTCCAGTGTCTTCTTTGAGTCTGAGTTGCTTGTCGGAACGGTCTGCCTCGGCAATTGCCTTCAAGGCAGCAGTGTCGGCCACTGCGTCGCCATGAAAAGCGAGTTTCGCATAAGTGGCGTCGGCGTATTCTTTGTTGAGAGTATCGGAAGGATCTGTCGGCGTGGCTGGATCGAGAATCTCGGAAGTTTGAATTCCCCCTAAGACTCTGTACGCTCTTGTTGCTCCTGGCATTTTATCCCTCCGTAGTTACCAAGAACCTGAGTTGTCTTGAGCTCCTTTCTGGTCAGAAAGACTTAGCTTCACGCTTCGCAGCGACTTCTCAGATCCATCAACACATAAATCTCGACTTCGATCTGTATTCGCTTCGAATTCAAAACCCGGAAGTCTGGGGTTGGTGACTCGAATTTTTGCGTCGATGGTTTCCTCAAAAAATCGGTTTTTAACTGTGAGGCTGAGGTATCCTTGACGATCGCCCAAAATGTAGGAGAGGCGGCGGGCGAGTCGGAGCGCCTCGGTGTCGACAAGATGAAGTGTCGAGAGCGCATAGCTCTTGGATGCCCCGTGAAGGAACTTTGCCGTATCGGAGGAATAGAGAGCCTTTGAGAAGCCAAGGCCCGACGTGGTGTCTCCTGATGCGGTCAGCGAGGATTCTGTGAGTTCCCTGAAGCCGTAGGAAATCACAAAGTCGGAAGCGATGTCCTGACCTTCAAATGAATAGTCAATTGAGCCATCGATGATCTCGTTGGAGGTGACTTCTTTGTCGTAGGCTTCAACCGGCGCGAAAACGCTGACCTTCCATAGCAGGTCGGCATCGAGAAAAATTTTCACAAGGCCTGACTGCAGAATCTTGATGAGGAGATCTTTGAACTTCGGATAGTTTTCAGTGGCCTTCGCAGGCACGGCCATTCCGATGGCATCGTCAACGTCCGCCAAAAGATCGGTGAAGGAATCGAGGTTCAGTTCATCTTCTGACAGGCCCAAGTGGGTTTTCAAGAGGTCATACAAAACACACGGGAGGGCGGCGAGGTTGCCGAATTGGGCGTGGTTTGAGCCGTAGGAAAGACCATCCAAAGTCAGAAGATTTTTCTTTCCGTAGACTCGGCAAAGAACCGAGTCCGAAGAGGTCAGGGTCTGGGGCATGATGACGTTTGATTCAAGCGAGGTGCTGAAAACGATCGTGAGCACTCCGTTGATGTCGACCGATTCGGTGTAGTCGCGGTTGTAGTGGGCCCGGAAGCGTTGGCCTTGGGAAAGGATCTCCACATTGCCCACTGTTCCGCGCTTTCCAAAGGTTCCTGCCGCGGCGGCTCCGGAAGACAGGGCGGCGTGGTCGATATAATTCAGAGCGTAGTCCACATCCTCAACAAAGACATATTCGTCGGTTGCTTTGTCGAGCCACACGGAATCGCCGATCCTGAATCCGGCCACGGAGTTGAAATAGGTTCTGGTGTTCGTCGATGCCGGCGAGATCGCAACCGTTGCGGTTATTTGGTGCCCTTGGGCCCCATCAGACCTGACCGCCCACGTTCTATTATTGGAAGTAGTCGGGCTCTCGCGCACATAGGACACGTTCACAGGAACAAAGCCGTCGACCATTGCCCCGAGAATTGTTCGAATTGGTTTTCCGGAAAAAGCCGGGTCCAAATTCGGATAAAGCGTGGTATTGAAAAACTCATTGCCCGGGCTTCGGAACTCTTTGTCAAAGGTTGCAATCCCATCATAGATTGCGACGTTCACTTGGCCGCTGGAATAGCTGACCTTCGTCATGATGCCCTTCATCACAAGCTTGAAGGATTCGGTCTCGAGGTCTCCGAGTAGGTGATAAATCAAAATCTCTTTGTTGAAAAAGCTGGAATCATAAAGATGTTTTTCCAGAGCATGTTCCGCGTTCCCCAAAACAATATTGGTCGACTGGATTGGCAAAAAGCCGAATGCCACGTCTTTGATGGAGCTCTTGATTGCCGGGGGCCTCACTATGGAAGAATCAAAATAAACCGAGCGAGAGGTTTCATCGGTCGGGACCCGATACCAGTGGGCGTCAATTGTTCCGAAATATAACTCGTAGGTGACAACGACAAAGTTGGTTTCCGGGTCGGAGCCGTCCGACATGCGAACGTAAAGAAGTGAGTTCTCAAAATCCCAGTAGAATTCTCCGGCCGAGAGAGCCGCAGAAGATGCCTCAGTCAGCTCAACGCCTTCGACTTCAACTTTGTAGACGTGCCCAAAGTCAAACTCATTGGTGTAAATGGCCCCAGTGTCGAGCGTCCAGGATGTCACCTTTCGAGCGGGTCGCATGACGGCAAGAAAGCCAGCCTTTATCCCCTCGGCCTCGAGGCTTTCTTCATAGGTCATCGCCGATTCCAATTAAAAAATATGGGCTGGCAATGAGGCTTTCAAAGGTCCCGGGCAGGCCTGTTCTGTAGACTGCGTCGGGCCAGGCTTTTCTAAAAGCAATGTGCTTGTCGGCGTCGTAGGTGTACCCGGTGCAGTTCAGAACCAGATGATACCAAGTGTCCGAGTTGAGAGAGGTCTCTTCGAACTCAAACCAGAGCTCCCGAACCCCTTGGTCCTCGAGATCAAGCAAGTCAGATTTCTCCCAACTGTTTGTACTTGTCGCAATGAGGCCGCCGGCGGATCCATCACGGTCAGAGTAAAGTTTCCCCAGGAGAGCCGAGAACGCCATGTCGCCCACGGGGTCTTTGAAAATCAGCCAAGTCTTGAGGGCTTTCAGAACCACGTTTGAATTCGGCTTGAAGCGAATCGACATCGTCTTTCCGGTCATGTCCGCGGTCAAGATTGGGTCTCCAAAAATTTCCCAGTAGGCCATCACATTTCCTCTCTCAGAAGAATTTCAGCGGAAAAGTAATCCTCGGAGGTCAAAGAAATTTTGGGCTCCGATGCGAATTTGCAAAGTATGAGTCGGGTGTTTTGAGACGTCGAAAAGTGCATTCCGTTGTCGAGGTTCGCAAAGAAAGGCAGGCCAAGGCCATACCTTCGGAAGTATCCCTCGAGTGCTTCGCAGTCCGCGGCCCTCAGGGCATTCAAGCGGAGCGCGTAACTTGTCGAAGGGTCTCTGATGTCTGAGAAGCTTGAGCCGCCCTCAGAGAAAAGAGTCTGGGTTCGGTCGATCGGTTGAATGCCAACGGGAAACGAGAGACCGCCGCGGGTCGGCTGAAAATAATTTCCAAAAAGAAGGGCTCCAATTTCGACGTATCCGAGCGGGTTTTGGTCAACGAGAGAAAGGCTCCCATATCGGTAGACATCGTCAAAGATTCCGCCGCTCGCGGGCGAATAATAAAAACTGAGATCATTGTAGGTCAGCTCGAGACTGAACGGAGGATCATCCCAGTTGTCCGTGTGATTGGCTTGGAGTTTATAGGTTCCTCCAGGCGAAAGCTTCAGCGGGCGGTTGAGCGGCCCCACCAAACCAAAGCCTTCGGGGTTCGTCGAAAGTCCAAAGTCGAGAGTGATTCTCTCTCCGGTTGAGATCTTCAAGAAATCCGAATACCGAATCAGCGTGGCGTCGGTGATGTCCGAGTCGGTCGCATAGCCGAGAAGAGAAGCCGCGGTGAAGTCCGGGTCGGTCAGCATGAGGTGAAAAACACCGGTGCCACCCGCGCCATTGGATTCAATTTTGAATTTCCAGTTCGTCGAAATGGAGTTGGTGACAGTGTAGGTCGACACGCCAACGAGTTCCAGGGCGGCTTTGATGCCCGCGCACATGGCCGTCAAACTCGTATATTCGTCCGGGTCAATCTCCGCCTCGAGGTCAGGTCCTCCGGAGGTCTCCCGGAAAACGATGACATTCGCATCAGCCTCGACGCGAAAGTTTCCATTCGAGCGATAAACTTTGGAGCGGCGCTGCCTATTGAAAGCGTTCTCAATGGGAAAGGCGGCCTGCTCGGAACTCACAAAGTAATTTGAGATGACGTCCACGTCAGCAAAGTTGTCAAAAAAGAGCCGGGTGCAGTTGTTGGGGTTCGTCATGCCAAGCGAACTCCTCTTGAGTTAAGATTAAAAATAAGTTTTTCAACGAGGCCATCGGCGGTCCAATTCACGACCACGTTTTGGCCGCGCTCCAAAAGAGCGTTCAGCTTTCTAAGTTCACCCAATACTTCAGAGCTCCCACCAATTGCCCCACCATTTGAAAGGGCCTTCTCGAGACTATTGGAAGTTCTTTCAGTCAGGACGTTTTCTCCGGAGCTGAGGAAAGAAGGATAGGAATCATTCGGAAACCCAGGAGGAACTTCGCCTCCGGTTGCGAACTTGAACTTTTTGGCGACTGAACCAATCGAGCCGAAGCCGCCCAGAACTCCGCCGCCGCCGGCAAGGCCGCCGGTGATCTTCGAAAGGGCGTCTTTGACTCCATCGGCGAGCGAGGTGATGAACCGGCCGGACTCATTGATGAGCGCATTCACAAAGCCAATCGCGATTTGAGGACTCTGGAGCGCCAAGCTGACGGCCAAAGTCGTGGCCACAAAGGGCATTTGAGCGGACAGAGAGAGGCCCGCGCGGAAGGCAATTTCGGGAGCCAATTCCACGAGACGCTGAATCAAATCAGGGGCACGTTCGGCCAGTGTTTCCATGACCACGGGGGCCGCTTCAGCCATGGCCTGAATGACGGTTGGGATGTTGTCCACAAATCCTTGGATCTGAGCCCGGACGGCATCGGGCCCCTGGGCTAGGAACGACAGCAGCGTTTGGGCCAATCCCCCAAAACCAGGCAGAACGCTATCAACAAGGAGACCGCCAACATTCGCCAAGGCATTTGCGGCCCCCGCTCCGCCTTGTTTCAAATCCCCAATAAGGCCTGAAACAAAGGAGCCGATCTTTTCACGCGACTTAACGGTTTCATCGGCGGCTTTTTTATCAGCCTCCGCGCGTTTCTCTGCCTCGCCTTTATAAAAATCGGTGATCTCTTTGTCGATTTTCTGCGTTTCCTCTTGGAACTTGGTCTGCGAAGCGAGCCGCAGCGACGTGGCTTCAGCTTGTTCAATCGACCCAAGAGCGAGGCCCTCTCTGATGACCTTCGTTTGGTCCTGGTAATTTTGCGTGATGATTTCAAGCTGGGTTTTCCCGGTGTTCTTCAACTCGGTTCGAATTTTATCCAGCGACTTAGTATTTTCTTCTTCGAGCTGGGCCCTGGCTTTTCTTTCGTCATTGAGTTTGGCAAGTTGTACACTTTCCGCGTTCGCACGGAATTTCTTTGCTTCCTCGTTCAATTTTTCAAAACTTTGGAAGGCGTCGCCCGTGTCCAGATCGATTTTCTTTTGCTTGAGCGCGTCGAGATCTTTTCCAAGGTTTGCGGAAAATTCTCCAAAGGTGACAAGCTTCAGCAGTTCAAGTCCAACGCCCTTGATGGCGTCCCCAAGAGAAACAAACCCATCGCGAACAATGAACACCCGGGTCGCGAAAGCAACGATACCGGTGACGACCGCACCGGCCGCAATGAAAGGCAAAAGAGGAGTCAGGGCTGCGAGGGCCGCGCTGGCCGTGCCCAAAAGAGCAAAACCCGCAACGCTCGCGGATCCAGCGACCCCAAGCAGTCCAGCCGAGGCCGCAGCAGAAGTGGCCGCAAAAACCGCAAAGCCAGCCGACAATCCAACGATGGTCGGAACCAGAGCCTTGGCCGTGAACTCGAGGGCCTTCATGGTTCCCGTGGCGAGTCCCGAGATGATTCCTTTGTTGTCTTCAATGAACCCAGTGAGTCTGACGAAGCCCTGCGAGAGGGCGTTGATTGAAGAAATGACTGTTTTATTTTCGATAATGGCAAGACCGAAAGTCTTGATCGAGTCATCGAAGTTGTTTTTGAGCTGCGCCACCGCGCCGGCGTATGTGGTGATGGCCTTTTCTGACGCCCCACCAAAACGCTGCTGAATGAGAGCGAGCGCGTTCGCGAAGGTCTCGGCATCAGTCGCGCCTTTTCTGATTTCAATTCCATATTTGGAAAACGCTGCAATGTTGCCATTGGCGGCCTTCCCCACAAGACTGGCAGCAGCGTTCAAGTCGATGCCAAGGGCCTGCGAGAGGTCGAGGGCGGCCTTTGTGGCGGTCTTCAGCTCCTGGCCGGAGAGCTGACCGAGTCCTTGGATGAGCGCCGCGGTCGAAAGAACCGCATTGTCCGTGTATTTGGTAGTCGCCTGGAGAGAAGAGGCATAGTCGACGAAGCCTTCGACAACATTGTCGGTTGCTTGGCCTGTGGCATCGAGTGCAATTCGAAGTTGATTGACGTCATTTTGAAACTCAGAGGCCGAATCAATAATGGCCTCAAACCCAGACAGAATCTTCTGCGCACTAAAAACGCCGAGGGCTCCAACGGCAATATTTTGAAGCGTCTTAAAGGATCCGGAGATTTCTCCAAGGCTCTGATTGGTTTTGGATTGGAGGGCACCGATGTTTTTAATTGCATCCGTGACGTCAGCGCCAACTTTGAATGCCAATGAAAAACTCATGATGAACCCGTCCTCTCGTTACTTCCTCTTTGAATTTTCGGCCTTCGTAAATTCTTGATCTATAATTCGAAATGCCTCGGCTGTTTCCGGGGTGATCGAATCAAGACTTGAGACAAATCCAATTTTAAAAAGCGCCCTGTGCTGCTCGAATTTTCTGACCAAGTAATTTTCAGCCAAGTCGTCATCTTCAAGCGACTTGCCCGTGTAGTACCATTCGGCCGCTTGCCTCAGGCGGTCTTCGTCAAAGACTTTTTTCCATAGGCTCCAGTCGACAACGCCTTAATGATGTCTCGAAGGGGCAAGTAGAAAACGCTACAGTCGTTCAGGTCGTCCATAGATTCTGCGACCATGCCGCTTTCCGGGTCGGTGATCTTCACTTCAGAGACAAATTTCTTTGCCCACTCGAAACTTTTTGCTGACGACTCAGCCACTCCCGGCTTTTTATTTTCCTTCTCATCGGCCACAAGTTGGTCGCTGAGTGCGAGCACTTCGGGAACACTCGGAGGAGTGAGTTTCACATATCCCACCAGGTCGACTTCGCCGTTCGCAATACACGGAGGGATAAAATTTCGAGTCCAGTTCTTTTTCGTAATTTCCATTTTTAGGGCCCCTTAAATCAAGTTGATGTAAAATTCGCGGAGTTGGTCTGCGGTGACGTAGGCCTTCAAGCCCACATCCAGGTCAACGGTTTCATCGCCGCTGATGACTGCGGAGGTGATTTTCATTTGAGGAGAGAAGGCATTGAAGACCGAACCATCAACCCAACGGGAGCCGTCTTTGCGGCCCGCGCTCATTTGATACATGACTTCTTCACCGAGGCGGAGTTTCTTGAAGAACATCGCATCGTGGCGAGTTCCGCGCATGTTGTTTTGGATTTCAACAACAAAACCAGTCAGAGTTCGTTCATCGTTTCCGCAGACAAATTCATCTTCTTTGAACTTGTTGGTGATCTTGATTTCGGAAGTTCTGATTCCGAGGCAAGAATAACGGTCGCGGGTTCCGATCATCATTTCAGTGTCGGAAGCAATCAGCGGGTTGGTGTTCGCGTCAGCGGTCGGAGTGAAGGGAGAAGCCCAGCTCTTTTCGGTGTCAGAGGTATAGGTCAGACCGCCCGTGTCATCGGCGGCCTGACTGTATCCCATCGCCGTCGCAATCGACTGAGCCGTGTTTGTTCCAGTCAGCCACTCAATGGAGTTTGTCCCACCTGCGAAAGTGAAGTTGAACTTCCCTGCGTCGGAACCAGAGTCGTAATAAGTGACGGTGGCCAGGTTGGTGTAGCTAGCGGCCAAGATGGCGTCTTCAACGGCCTGGGCGAGGTCATGCGGATCAAGATAAACACCCACGGGAACGGTGATGTTGAAATCTGTCGAACCGTCTCTCAAATCCAGCTTGTTATTGGAAGAGGTCAGCTCAATGGGGTCAAAAAGGTAGGATGTTCCCTTCGCGCTGAACTTCCCGTTGATGGGTTTTCCAGCTTGAATGGTGATTGTCAGAGAGTCGAACTTCATTCCTGCGCCACACTGAATACCGAGGCCATTAGCCAAGTATTCAAAGAACGCAAAAGAGGGCTTAGTGTCTGCGGGTTTGTAGAGAAGAGCGCGGCCAGTGGTCTTTCCTGCGGAAGGGGCAACCGCATAGTTGAAGCCGACCGTCACGTCATCGCCCGAAACCGAAAGCACGTTTCGAATATAGGTTTTGTCATACATGAGGGCTTTTCCGCGTTGGTAGTCCGCGCCGCCCGGGTTCACGAGTTTCACAACCGCATTCGCCGCTACGGTTCCGGCCGTGCTGGCCGCTGCGGTCAAATGGTTGGTCGCGTGG